TCTATCGGTTGGACTGGTCCTGCCTGTAATGTGTTAGACTCTGACCACATGTTCTTCTCTATCAACGCCTGAAACTGATGCAAAACACTCACATCGAACTCGTTGAGAAGTATGCTGAGTTTATTATGGATGGAATGGATTACAAGACGATGGAACAGTTTGTGTTTGATACACTTGTGGAGAATCTTAACAACTATTCTGAGGCAGAACTTATCAATGAGATTCGTGATGTGTTCGGTGATGAAGTGCTGGAAGATTTTGGAGTTGAGACTAAAGAAACCCCCGACATCCTGTGACAGCCACACGGCTGTCCACTAACCTCGCCACCGCCCTGCCAACACCCTATATTGGCCACATACCAAAGGGAAACCAATGCGCAAGATCGAACATCAAATGAACGCTGCCATTCTTAACAACCAGAACTGGCGTAAAGACAACACTGAAGTTTGCTACAATCCCGAAGATAACACTTCCACAGTGTATCTGTACGGTAACAAGATTGCCATCATTGGTGACAACTTCGTTCAGATCTTTGATGGTGGTCATCAGTCTGTCACCACCAAGTCACGTCTGAATGCTATTCTCAAGGATCACGGAATCAAGGGTGAATGTGTATTTCAAAAGAACTGGAATTGGTATGTTCACAAGTTCATTGGGCAAGCAGGAACTTCTTCCGTGTTTAACTGCTACGACTTCACCAATGGGTTTATGTTTGCTTGATAATGCTGAAGGAACTTACTAAGTCTCGCTCACCTCAATTCCATAAGGAAACGATGCTTAAATTGACTGTGACTGGTTTGCTACTGTGGGTATTCTGGGCTCCACTTGCTCCCATCCGTAACATTACTGCCACTGTGCTTCATACCACGGCCGATGCGATTTATAGTCAAAATTGATTAAAAATTGATTAAAAATGTATAAAAAAATGGCTGAGAGAAAATTATATGATTTTGATAATTATCAGTATCAGGTTGGCTATGTGATACTAATTCGTATCAGAAACCTGATAGAAACCTGATAGAAACCTAGCCGAGTATGATGCCAGAAACCTAGCCGAGTCTTGTGGTCTTAGCGCGCACGCCAACGGCGCTGAGCTATTCTATAAAACTCCGGCACCCTTGGCAACCCCTCTACGCCCCTCCGAGCCACTCCGCGAACAGTCCACCGACCTTGCCAAATCCCGCCAAGTCTTCTACCATAGCCATATGAACAACACACCAGACCTCGCCGCGATCCTGGCAGACTACACTGCAAGGCTCAGTGCAGAGGAACGCCATCGCCAGGAGATCCGCGACCGGTATTTCAGCGATCCTGCTTTCGCCGCCCAGTACGATCAGGAGCTCAGTGGACAGTACGGCAGCTGGAACATCAGCGACCGCCACTGACCCCTAGGGGCCCTATACTAGCCACATCAACCACAGACGACCAATGAACGGCTACGATAACTACGAAACCTGGAACGCTGCTCTCTGGATCGGCAATGATGAGTTCCTCTATAACACCGCCATGGCGTGTGTAGAGCACTGTGGCGACAATGAGACCCCCTGGCACAAGTTTCAGCGTTGTATGGTAGACGGGCAGATCGGCCGCTACCTGGGCGCCACTGGTGACGGTGTTGCCTGGAATGACCCTAAGATCTGTGATGTGGAGATGAATGAGTTCCTGGCAGAGTTATGAGGACTGTTGAGCAAGTGGCCTAGGCCCTTGCTTTCCTCCTCATTTCATCCTATCTTGGCCACATACCAAACGACCCGACCGATGAACAACCTCTCTGCACTCGCCGCTGGTTCCTCGCTGGATCTTCTGATCGCTGAGACCCGTGGCGAGGTTAAGGTGACTCGCCTCCCCCAGCGTAAGGCAAAGCGTTCTGAACTGGTGATGAGCCAGACCAAAGGCACCCGCACGAACACCAACCGCCGCGGGCAGGCCTATCAGGGGCACGCCGTTCACGCTGAGCAGAGTGTGGTTGCTGGTAACGCCGCTGCCTACTTCAAAACCAGCGGCTGATAGGGGCTTGCCAATACGGGGGGGAGCAGTTCCCCCTCTGAGCAGTTCTATGGGGTGTTGGGGTTTATGGCGCGGGGCGCGTATCGTATAAGGTATCGAGGTATCGTATAAGGTATAAGCCCCCCCCCCCTTATAAAAACGCAAACAACCCTAACCTACAAAACTTTGAAATCGCGCTCTCTTTTTACTCTTCAAAAAAAATTTTTCCGGATATGAAATTCCTCGCCAAGGTCGTTCTAAGTCTTCTCGCATTCAACTATGTCTCCGCATCTCTCCGTGAAACTCCGCGTGTTCGTATTGGGCGCAGACAGAACTGTGAACCGTATCGAATACCGAACAACGGAGGTCTCTAGACAAAAACTAAATACTGCAGTATGATATTGTTGTTGAACTTTTATTTTTATGGCTAAAGGATTCAAAGTTATTCCCAAAGAAACTGAACAAACCGAAGAGTGGGACTACGACGCGATCAAGGAACGATGCAAAGGTAAGAGTATTGTGTTCTGCCTTCCTGGTCGTGGGTGTTCTTATATCTTTCTAAAAAACTTTGTACAACTCTGTTTTGACATTGTACAAAATGGTATGAGTATTCAGATTTCTCAAGATTATTCCTCGATGGTAAACTTTGCACGATGCAAAGTACTCGGGGCGAATGTACTCAGGGGGCCAAAACAGATTCCCTGGGATGGTAAACTGAATTATGACTATCAACTCTGGATTGATTCTGATATTGTCTTTGACACGAATAAGTTCTGGCAGTTGATGGATCTTGCACTTCCTGCAGATGGTGATGAAAAGGAAATCACCGCCGGTTGGTATGCAACAGAAGATGGGCACACGACCTCTGTGGCACACTGGTTGGATGAAGAAGATTTCGAGAAGAATGGTGGAGTGATGAATCACGAAACCGTTGAGTCCATCAGTCGTCGTAATAAGCCTTTCACGGTTGATTACACAGGTTTTGGATGGGTTCTGATCAAGAAGGGTGTCTTTGAACGTTTGGAGTATCCCTGGTTTGCACCAAAGATGCAAAAGTTTGACTCAGGGCGTATCCAGGATATGTGCGGTGAGGATGTGAGTTTCTGTCTGGATGCAAAAGCAGAAGGTATCGTGACGTGGTGTGATCCACGTATCAGAGTTGGTCACGAAAAGACGAGGATTATCTGATGGTTTCTAAGAAGTTGCCTCGGAAGAGGTTTAAGTTGGTTTATGAAGGCCGGGAACTCTCCTCAGGCCTTTTGAGTGAGGAAGGTAAGTTTGAAGCCTTTCAAATCCTGAGTCAGATGTTTGATGAAGGGCGGGATGGGGCGATTGACCCTGATGATGTTGAAGTTATTGAAGTTATTGAAGGAGTTGAGTAATTATGGCAAAACCAAAAGGTTCGATGAACAAAGTGACGTTTCAACCAGGGCCTCCGAAGAAAACCCGTCAGGGGCGTTCTCCTCGGTCTCTACTCAGCGCTACTTCTCGCAATGGAAGAAAGAAGGCGTATCGTGGGCAAGGTAAATAATCTATAGGGGTTCTTACCCCCTTTTTAGTATCAATCTATGGCATATCTCAATCACAATCTTCCGACGATTACTTGTTACATTCGTAATGAGTTTCTATATAATCATAAGAAGGGGCACGGTGAAGTGACTCTCTGTGATGTTCATTCGGTGGCTTCTTTAGAGAAACGTGTTCCTCTCTTTGAAGCGTTTTTAGAAAATGGAGTGAACTGGACTCGAAGACCAATACACGCATTTTGTTGGAAACCGGATGCACCGATTCAGAAATTAGAAGAGTGTATGTGGTGGGATTGTTTCTCACCGTATATTGATGTTCAGGTTCGTTCCAGATTAGCTGGATTACGAGCAGAATTGATTAATTATCGCGGAGAAAAGAACGAAGGTACTTATCTGTTCACTCTGGATTGGTCTTGGGAATCAAAATCTACTCTGAACACTAATTTCAGTGAGACTCCAGAACATAAATGTGCCCATTTTTTCAAGATGGATAATGGAAACTTCTATGCATATCCAAATAATAAAATATTATGGTATGATGATGCATGGACTCAGAACAGAATCACCAAAAATCCTGGTTATGAAATTGATCTGACCGAATATTCAGTCGAAAATCGTCGCAAAATTGAAACTTCCGATGATTTTATGTACGAAATCACAGAAATTCGGGATAGCAACCCCGTAAAAAGTTCTGATTTACACGAATCAGGAGCTCAACAATGGGTCAACCATCAGATTTTAACCGAAAATTAATGTTTGAGGAGTGTGGAACAACTCATTTAATCACTAATTATGACTCTGAACAACTTTTACAAGAGGTTGTTCACGATGATATGTTAAAGAAAACAAAAAAGTTCTCATCATCCAACGAATTGCACGAAAAGATTCGCAATGATGAAGATTATGATGACTGGGAATACGGAACTGAACCAACATATGGGAGACAAGTGCTCTGATTAGCGACTAAATATAAAAAGGTTAGACCAAATACGTTACGTGGCATCCGTTTCGAGAGAGTTTAAAGACATTAATTTATCATTTAAACGTCATCCAGTGACGAATGATCTTTTAACGATCAAAAATGAAGATGCCATTAAACGTTCTGTTCAAAATATTGTTCTTACTATCGTCGGTGAGAAGCCTTTTGAAAGTCTTTTTGGTACAAACGTGAGTGATTCTCTGTTCGAACTGAACACATCACTTCAACATATTGGTATCAAAGAACAGATTTTGGCATCGATCAACAATTTTGAACCCAGAGTGAACAATTTGGATGCGACTGTCACCATTGATAGTGATAGTCACGATATGTACGTGACAGTTCAGTACGATATTATCGGTCTTCCCATTCCTACTCAGACAGTAGACGTTCTTCTTTTCCCGGCTAGAGTATAATGGCTTTCGGTCAGTACGTTAATTTAGATTTTGATCAGATCAAAACGTCCCTCAGAGATTATTTGAGGGCCAATTCGAACTTTACTGACTACGATTTCGAAGGTTCTAACCTTTCGATCATTTTAGACGCGCTTGCATATAATACTTACATCACCGCATATAACACAAATATGGCGGCCAATGAAAGTTTTCTCGATTCCGCTACATTAAGAGAAAATGTTATCTCATTGGCAAGAAATATTGGTTATGTTCCTCGTTCTCGTCGTTCAGCGAGAGCGAGAATATCGTTTATCGTGACTGATATCAATGATGTCGTCACTCTGACACTCAAATCTGGTATTGTTTGTAATGGTGTCGCAGCAAATACCAGTTATATCTTCTCTTTACCTGAAGATATCACCGTAAATGTGATCGATGGTGTTGCAAGATTCGATAATATTGAGATTTACGAAGGTTCTTTCATTAAACAGAACTTTATTGTCAATACTGCACAGTATGATCAGAGATATATTCTTCCAAACTCTTACATTGACACCTCTACAATCAATGTAAAGGTTAAAGTGAACCAAAATGCATCAACTTCAGTCACTTACAAACAAATTGACAACATTATTGGTATCACTTCGACCACAAATGCATATCTTTTGCAAGAAATAGAAGATGAAAGATATGAAGTACTGTTTGGAGACGGAATTATTGGTAGAAAACTTGCGAATGAGAATTATGTCACTGTAACTTATGTTACGACAAGTGGAAAAGATGGAAATGGAGCTGCGGAGTTTAGTTTTGTTGGACAATTAGTCAATCAAGACGGTGGAGTCACTGATCCTGGTAATGTTTCACTGGTTACGACAAATCAACCAGCGAGAGATGGTGATAATATTGAGTCAATTTCATCAATTAAGTATTATGCACCCAGAATTTACTCTTCGCAGTACCGTGCGGTCACGGCATCGGACTATGAAGCGGTTTTGGCGTACATTTATCCAAATATTGAGTCTGTCAGTGCATACGGTGGAGAAGAATTAATCCCACCACAGTTTGGAAAAGTGTTTATTTCTGCAAAACCCAGAAATGGTGACTTTTTATCGGATTTTACAAAGAGAGATCTGATTCAAAAACTGAAAAATTACTCAGTTGCAGGAATTGTACCGGAATTCATTGATCTCAAGTATCTCTATGTTGAATTGAAGTCATATGTATATTATAACACCAATTTTAGTGATGACCCTAACAATCTGAAGACACTTGTATCGAGTGCATTGACTCAATACTCCAGATCGATCGACATTAACAAGTTTGGTGGTCGATTCAAGTATAGTAAAGCTCAGACACTCGTTGATGGTGTCAATGAATCGATCACATCAAACATCACAAGAGTCGTAATGAGAAGAAATCTGAATGCATCGATTGGTGTCTTTGCCCAGTACGAACTCTGTTATGGAAATAGATTCCACGTTGCCCAATCTTCATATAATATAGTATCTACTGGATTCAAGATTGTAGGCATCAATGACACGATCTATATGTCGGATGAAGTTATTGATGCAAATAATGGTCGTATTTTCTTCTTCACATACACTGATGGTGGAACACCAAATATCATCAAAAAGAATGCAGGAACTGTGAAATATGACATCGGCGAAATCATTATAGATACTGTAAATATTCTTTCTACTGATATATCAAATAACGTGATTGAAGTACAAGCAGTACCTCATTCAAATGATGTGATCGGTCTTCGTGACTTGTATATCAGACTTGATATGACAAATACATCCATCACGATGGTTCAGGATATTATCTCTTCTGGAGAAAATACGTCTGGTTCAAGATTCATTAGAGAATCAAGTTACAACGTTCCAACGTACATCAGAAAATCGAACTCGCCAATTACATCGACTGCGATTACTACCATTCCATCATCTGCTGGTTCAATTCAAACTTCAACAACAACCGTAGCTGGTTACACCTACTAATAGCGGAAAATATAAATGATCGACACCTCCATTCAAAGAGTTAAAATCAGCCAGGTAATTGAAAATCAATTACCAGAGTTTGTTCAAGCTGAAAACCCACTTTTTGTGGAATTCATGAAACAATATTATGTTTCACAAGAATATCAAGGTGGTGTAGTTGATATTGGCGAAAACATTGATCAATATACTAAGTTACAGACCTACGTAGGTTCTGCCACAACAGTCTACACGGGTCTCTCTACTGATACTCAGTCATATTCAACAACAATCTATGTTGATAGTACTCGTGGTTGGCCAAAGAAGTATGGTCTATTAAAGATCGATGATGAAATTATCACTTACACTGGTATTGGTTCAACCTATTTCAGTGGATGTGTTCGTGGATTTAGTGGTATTGATGCATTAGAAAGAAATACCAGACCAGATCTTCTTTCATTCAATACAACGGTTGGTGCGGCTCATACTGGAACTACTAAAGTCTATAATCTCTCAAACCTGTTTCTGAGAGAGTTCTTCAGTAATATCAAATCAACATTTGCGAACGGATTTGAAAATAGAACTTTATATGGTGATATAGATCAGGTTCAGTTTATTCGTCAGGTCAAAGATTTCTTTAAAACCAAAGGTACAGAAGAATCCTATAAGATTCTCTTTAAAGTATTATACAATGAAGATGTTAATGTACTGAAGCCTTCACAGTTTCTGTTTAGACCTTCTGATGCAGATTATAGTGTCACTCAGGATTTCGTCGTTAAGTCCATCTCTGGCGACCCTAGATCGTTAAAAGGGTCAACCCTATTCCAAGATAAGGATGACGACGACATCAACATTGTAGGCGCTTCTGGCGCCATCTCAGACGTAAAAGACTTCGTATATGACGGAGAACATTATTATCAAGTTAGTGTCTCCAGAGATTCAATCTTCGGTAATTTTGTCATTCCAGGAAGGACAAGATTAACCAATAATGTATCTGTTGGTGCAACCGTAATCACTGTTGACACTACTGTTGGATTTCCAACCAGTGGCAAACTGCATCTGGTTAAAAATGGTGTTGTTGGTGTAGTAACTTACTCTGATAAGACTCTCAACCAGTTCCTTAACATTGCACCAATTTCAAAGGAATATGTTGTCTCTGATGAAGTTAGATATGGAAACGTTGCCTATGGATATACTGCAGTTTCTTTAGACAATAAGATTGAAGTATTAATCACCGGTGTTCTTGGTCAGTTCAAGATTCCAAATAATACTATCTACTTTAACAAAGATGATATTGTTAAGGTCGGAACATTAGGTATTAAAAAGAGTATTGAGGATGTCAAGTTCACTTCTTGGATGCACAATACTGCAGTCAGACATTCATTAGTGACTTTTGAACAGACATCAACGACTGGTGTTTATAACGTTGTCACAAACTCTCAACACGACTTCTATGAACAAGACTTTGTAGAAGTTATTGGTGGAAAGTTGAATGTTCTTGGAGTTGGTCGTGTCACTAACGTTGTAAGTACCTCTACATTTGTTCTGAGTGATCTACCTGGTATTGATCCATTAGATGTAGAGTTTGTTCGAAGAAGACTGAACAGAGGTAACAGTACTGTACACGATAATATCACAAAATATACTACCGATGTTCAAAGTACATATGATCACGAAAGCGACAACGTTGAAGCTAGACCTCCACATCCACACGTTTATGTAGCTTCTCCTTCTATTCCAAGTTTAGGGCAACAACCAATCAGTGCATCAGATCGTTCAATCGAATGGACTGGAACTACTGTTGGATATACGATTCAGATCACCACTGGTTCCAAAGATCACGGATTCTATTCTGGAGAAGTTGTAAGATTCAATATCATTAATCCAACTGGTTCTCTTGGTAGTTTGATTAGTGGTAAGAACTATTTTGTAAGTAGAGAGAACTCAAACGAAATTAAACTTGCAAACTCTCTTCCAGATCTTTTGAATGAAACATTTGTAGATGCAACTGGAAGTGGTGTATTTAAGATCTCTGTTCCAGATCTTGCGAATAAGAAGTTAGAACACCAAAAGTTACTGAAGAGAATCTCTCTTGATCCTCTCTTTGATGGTCAAGAACACGAAACGATTCCAGGTACAACTGGTATTCTTGTTAATGGTACAGAGATTTCAAACTATAAGTCTGGTGACGTTGTATTCTTTGGTGGTGTTGATAGAATTGATGTTCTGTCTGGTGGATCAAACTATGACGTTGTTACACCACCTGCGGCGACAGTTGAAAGTAGTGCTGGAGCAGGAGTAAGTGTAACCGTTAATGTTAAGGGTTCTTTCTCAAGAATTGACGTTATTGATCCTGGTTTCGATTATGTAGATACTCCAATCATTGAAATTTCTGGTGGTAATGGTAAAAATGCTACTGCGCAAGCAGTTCTCAAACAAGTTGATCACTTCATTGACTTTGATGCATCAGCTTCTGGTGGAGTAGTCAACATTAGTAATAATACTCTTGGATTTACAACTTATCATAAGTTCAGAGATGGTGAACGTGTAATTTATAAGACTTTTACTGGTACTGGTGCAATTGGCATCTCCACAGATCCCAACTCTACAGGTATTCAAACTTCACCAGATCAAAGACTGATCAACAATGAAGTCTATTATGTTGCAAGAATTAGCCCATCAACGATTCAACTTGCGAATGATCTCAATAGTGCATTAACAAGAACCAATATCATCAATATCTCTGGTTTCGCCGATGGTATTCAAAGATTTGAGAGTCTAGAAAAGAAAAGAGTCATCAGTCAAATCATTGTTGAGAACCCTGGAGAAGGATATGAGAATAAGAGGAGACTAATTGCTCCAACTGGTATTAATACGTACTCAGATTATATTGAATATCAAGATCACGGTTTTGCTGATGGAGAAATTGTTAGATATTCTAATTCAGGCATTCCAATCGGTGGATTACAAACCACACAAGATTATTATGTCTTAAAGGTTGATGATAATAAGTTCAGATTAGCTGCAGCTGGTATTGGAACTACCTTGTCGGATGTAAACTATCTGACAAAACAGTATGTTGGATTAACATCCCTTGGCTTTGGCAATCACGTCTTTAACTATCCATCAATTACTGTAAATGTCAAAGGTAGAATTGGAATCAATACAACTTCCTCAGAAAATTATCACGCTGTAGTAAATCCCGTTGTAAGAGGAAGTATTACATCTGTTAATGTTGAAGAATCTGGAATTGGTTATGGTTCTTCTACCATCTTTAACTTTGCAATCCGACCAACAGTTAGGGTTTCTTCTGGTTCTTCCTCAGAATACAGAGCTATCGTAAGTAGTGGAAAGATTCAATCGGTCATCATCACAAAATCTGGTACTAACTATAGTTCTCCTCCAGATATTTCTATCTTTGGAGATGGTGTGGGTGCAAAGGCAATTGCATCAATTAGTAATGGTCAAGTTTCTAAAATTACCATTCTCAATGGCGGCGTTGGATATACCACTTCGAGTGTTGTGGTATCTGAAAACATTCCTGGTACTGGAGTTAAGTTCCTACCACAAATCAAGAGTTGGAATATCAATGATGTTAAAAAATATGAAGACATCATAACCGAAGACGATGGTTTCTTAAGAAGAGGTGACAATGACAATGGGATGAAGTTTACTTCATTCTATGCACCAAGACAACTCAGAAGCATACTCAAACAAAAGAATAGTGACGGAACATTTGATTATGCACAGAATGATTTGACCCTGGTTAATAATGCAGAACAACCTTCTGGAAAGCACTCTCCAATCATTGGTTGGTCGTATGATGGAAATCCAATCTATGGCCCATATGGTTATGATAGAAAAGATGGTGGATTACCAAGAATTATGAAGTCTGGTTATACTTTAAAGACAACCAGAACTGATGGCCCACCAATTGACTTGTTTCCACTTGGATTTTTCATTGAAGATTATGAGTATACTGGAAATGGAGACCTTGATAGAAACAATGGTCGTTACTGCATTACACCAGACTATCCAACTGGTACTTATGCATATTTTGCAACTATTGATCCAACTTCAAATCAAACCAGTGGAACTTTCAAGAACTATCGAGCTCCACAATTCCCATATTTGATTGGTGACAATTTTACTTCAAAACCAGATAGTTACAACTTTGTCGAAACTAACAATCAGACCACAGACCTCAATTCTACCACTTTAAGAAGAAATAATTATCCATATAAGTTAGGATTTTCTGGTGCATCTTATGATGGGGTTTATGATAGTACAAAATTAGTTAATCAAGAGACTGCAGTCAATTATGCTTCGCCTGGAGATATTAGATCATACGTTGTAGAAAATCCAGGTTCCGATTATAAGGTTAATGATAGGTTAATTACAAATCAAAGTGGTAGTGGTAATGGTTTCAGTGCAAGGGTATCTAGTGTAGTTGGAAATGAGATTGTATCTATTGGTTCAACTGTTTTGCGTGTAGATAATGTCATTTTTGGATATAACAACAGAAATGGAAATGTAACTGGATTCTCGACACAACCTCACGGTTTGGCAGTTGGTGATATCATTAATGTTTCTGGTTTATCTACAGATGCATTAAAGAAAATCAGTGGAACACATAGTATCGGATTCAATACCTCATTCTTAATCCTCAATACGGGAATCGGAGATACTACTTCTACCGGTATTGTTACTAACATTTCAGTAAGTGGTAATCTCACTCAACTCAATATTGAAGCCAACGACATCATTGGTATTTCTACAGAACAAATGTTGGTTCTGAATATTGATACTCTTAACAATAAACTTAGAGTGAAGAGAGAATATGATGGAGTTATTGGAGCAGCACATTCTGGCACTTCTCTGATTACTGTTCTGAACAGAGTTATTCAGTACAATATTGGAGTCAGTACTAACTTTATTACTAATAGAAACATACCATATTATTTCAATCCATCGGAAACCTTGGCTTTAGGTTCTACCTCTGGTGTTGGTATTGGTTCTACCGTAACATATTCATATAAGGTTGTTGGTGGAGGTTCTACTTCCAGATTTATTCCAACTCAAACTGCATATCTTCCAGATCACGGTTTTGTAACGGGTCAAGAGTTAACTTATTCAAATGGTGATGATACCTCTATTGAAGTCTATAACGGTATCTCAACATTTGCCTTACCAAATAAGTCGGTTGTTTATGCAATCAATGCAGGTAAGGACTTCTTGGGGATTTCAACTAACCCCGTTGCAATCGGTTCTACTGGATCTGTTGTAGGTATTGCATCAACCGCATATCGTTTGTTCTTCTCTGGATTTGGTTCTGGCCAGGTTCATAGTTTTACCCCAAGAAAGTTTGAGGTAACTGGATTTGTCGAAAAAGTTATTGGAACCATCGTTTGTAAGGAACCTCACGGTTTATTGCAGAATGATAGGATTCAAGTTAGTTTGATACCAGGAATTAGCACGACATACAGTGTCAAGTATAATGAAACAACAAAGAGAACGATTGTTGTTCCAAAAACTTTTGGTGCTTCTGGTATCAATACCAATCTTTCTCTGATTACAGTTAATAATCACAAATATGAAACTGGTGACAAGGTATTATATACTTCTTCAAATCCAGCAGTTCCTCTTGTTAATAATCAGATTTACTTCGTTGTTAGAAAAGATAAGGATTCATTCAAACTAGCCGAAACTTACTACAAGGCAACCAAGTTCATTCCAGAAATTATTGGAATTAGTTCAACTGGTTCCAATCACGAAATTGGTTTGATTAATCCAAAACTGAGGGTGATTCGTGGTTACAGAGTTGGATTTGCAGTTTCTGATACATCTCTTGGTCAGACAGTTCTTGGTAAGAGAACGTCTTCTTTTGACTTTAATCTCTATCGTGACCAAACCTTCATCAAACCATATTATTCAAACCCCGAAGAAACTGGGTTCCAAGTTGTTGGAGTTGGTACTGTTGGTGTAACCACAACAGCAAGAGTTGATTTACTCTTAACTGAAAACACGCCGCAACAACTCTTCTATAAATTATCTCCTGTCAATCTTGACATTATTTCAGATAATAAGAAAACGCCAGTTATTGACACAGATGTCATCAGTTACTCAAATTTGAATGTATCCGATAGTCAGTATAATGGTATCTTCAAGGTAACTGGTATTGGTAGTACAAGTTTCTCGTTTAACCTTCCAATTGAACCAGAAAAAGACAATTATACTTCAAATGAAACCACTCTACTGAAGTATTCTACTATTGCCCGTCAAGTTTCTGGCCCAATCGACAAAGTACAAATCATATCTAAAGGAAGAGGATATGATAGTATTCCAGTGGTGACTTCAATTGCATCAACTGAAGGTGTTGGTGGAATTGTAAAACTTGTAAGTGATAATATTGGCATTCTAAGAAATTACACTATTAAGAATATTGGTTTTGATTATTCTGCAGATAGAACTCTTCGCCCATCAGTAAGATTACCACAAATTGTTAAACTGGATAGATTATCCACGATTGCAAATATCGGTATTACTTCTGGTGGTAAAAATTATATCGAACCACCAAAAGTTATTGTTATTGATAGAGTAACTGGCACAGTCAATACAAACGTTATTACAGATGTAGATCTGCAGGGAACTTCTGTTTCTAAAGTTGAAATTATTAGAAATACCAATGATTTATACGATACAAATCCAAGAGTACTTGCAACAAACAACTCAAATGGCGTAAAGGTGTCTAATGCATCTTATGTAAGTGGAACTAACACAGTTACTCTTACACTTGATGGTTCATTTACATCTCAAACATATCCATTTGTACTTGGAAGAAAAATCTTTGTAGAAAATATTGGTATCACATCAACTGGTAGCGGCTATAACTCTTCAGATTACAATTATGACTATTTCACTGTCACTGGTGTAAATACGAATCCTGGTGGAGGAAATGCAACTGTATCTTATAAGTTAGATTCTGATGTTGTAAATCCTGGTATCTTCAGTGGTAATTCTTCGTCTGGAAGAGTAGTTCCTTTTGAGGATCTGCCAGTTTTCAATATTACGATCAAACCAAATCAATTTAGTGTTGGTGAAATCGTAAGTACTGGAGACAAGTTTGGAACGGTTGTTTCTTGGAATGAAGTAAACAAATACCTTAAGGTCATATCAGTAAATGATAATTTTACTATTGGTGAAAGAATCAATGGTTCTTCTTCAAAATCAATTGCAGTAATTCAAGAAGTCATTAACTTTGATTCTTACTTTGACATTGAATCCAATTCTACAGTTATTAACGGTTGGCAGAAAGATACTGGTAAACCAAGTGAATCTCTTCAGAAAATCCCAGATAATGATTATTATCAGGTATTCTCATATTCTCTCGAAAGTCCAATCGAGTTTGAGAAGTGGAGAGATCCAATTAGTTCACTCGCTCACGTTGTAGGATTTAAGAAGTTCTCTGATCTTCAAATTGTATCTATCGCTTCTACAGATTCCAAAAATCGCAGAAGAGCTTCTGTCGGTGTAGCTTCTGACGTAACCTCCAGTTTGGTTGATCTCATCAGTGTAGATGAATCTGTTCACAATTCTTATGACTTTGATCTTGTTACGGAAAACTCTAAGTTAATCAATGGAGAACTTGCTTCTGATGAAATCAAGTTCAGTAATAGAATCCTTACAGATTATATTGAATCTAAAACAAACCGTGCTATTTCTATTGATAGTGTAAGTTCTCAATTTAATGATGAACCTAGATCTACAGCTTACTCAGAAATCTCTAGTTTTGATATTAATGAAATTAGAAGTGCCAAATACTATGTTCTTGTCTTTGATAGAAGATTCAGTGGTGAGAAAGAAATCATTGAGATTAACTTAGTACACGATGGTTCGAATGCATACATTATACCTTATGGAAGAGTTGAAACTCAAATTGATTTGGGCGCATTCGATTTTGTAATTTCTGGTGCAACTGGTTCTCTCAGATTTGTTCCTGCCAAGTTCAAGTCAAATAACTATGCTCTGAGAATCTTATCACAACAAACATTCATCGATAGTCAGTCTGGTATCGGTTCAACCGAAATTGGAAGTGGATACAAGATCATCTCTGGTTCTGCTGGTATAACTTCTTCAGTATCACCAGTTCCATTCCAAGTGGTTGGTTTTAGTACAACAACATTTACAACCACAAAACTGTTTGTTGAGACAACAGAAACAACAGGCGAACAGAGAAGTCAAATTAGCGAAATGGTTCTGTTGCAAGATGGAACTGAAGCCTACTTGTTGGAGTATGGTCAGGCTGTTGCAGAAAACTTCTCTTCAACAAGCATTCCTAGCGTTGGTCTTGGAACTTTTGGTGCAGATGTCAATTCTGGTATCGCAAGTGTTTACTTTACTCCTCTTGCTGGTGTTGGAGTAACGATGCGGATTCATCAGACATCATTTGATTCTGCAGCAACTGGTATTGGAAGTACAACGATTGCATTGTCTCAGATTCTGACTACAACGACTTCTATCGGATCTACTACATCACCACAAGCCACAAGAATCAGTGGTTTCTCCTCTGACACATATCAATCTGCAAATTGTCTTGTTGAAATTAACGATACCACCAATAACAGATATGAAGTTGCTCAAGTAACCGTAATTCACGATGGAACTGAGATTTACTTCAATGAATATGGAAGTTTCAATAACTTCAATGGAACTGGTATTGGAACTATTGGTGTTGGATATTCTGCAACTGGTTCTGATGTTGAATTGTTACTTACTCCTCCAGCAAACACAGATGTTACGACAAAAGTTCTTCAGTACAACCTCACTGAAACTGGTGGAACAACAGGAATTGTAAGTTTCACAAATTCTATCATCAAATCTGAAGATAACTTCTACACTGGAACAGAAAACGATATTGTGTTCTCGTTCAATCTGAAACACAGAGGAGATTCTGTTTTCCATAAGGTATTTGATGCATCTAACCCAGCGGTTGTTGATATTTCCAATAACTCTTTTGTTGTTAACAATCACTTCTTCACTACTGGTGAGAAAATTACTTATACTCCAACTGGTGCTGGTACTACGATGAGTATCGGTATTGGAACCACATCAATTGTAGGTTTCGGTACTACAGATAAACTGCCATCGACACTCTATGTCGTTAAAATCGCTGAGAATAAGTTTAAGGTTGCAGCAAGTGCAACAGACGCTCTCCTGACCGTTCCAAGTGTCTTAGATATCACTGCGGTTGGTGTTGGAACAACTCACGCATTTACTGCACAAAAACTCAATTCTAAGATGTTAGTCACTCTGGATAACAATATCCAGAGCCCATTGATTCAGTCTCCAATTAATGCAGGGATTGCTACTGCAATGGGCACAGGTACTGACTTTATGACAATGACTGGTATTTCATCATTCTTCTCTGGTGATGTTGTTAAGGTTGATGATGAGTTTATGAAGATTGATACCATTGGTATTGGTGGAACAAACATTGTACTCATTAAGAGAGCTCAACTTAACTCTGCGTTAGCAAATCACGGTATTGGAGCTACAATTACTAAGTATGTTGGTAACTACCAAGTTGTCAGAGATACTATCAACTTCGTAGAAGCTCCTAAAGGGCAGAAGGGCCCAGTAGGGCTCACCACAACTTCAACCTTTGCTGCCAGAGCATTTATTAGAACTGGTATTCCCGATAGTACAGAAGATACCTATACAAACAACCATGTATTTGATACTATTGAAAATCAATTCACTGGTATTGCATCTTCATTCATTCTTAAGTCAGAAGGTGGAGATGTGGTTGGTTTTGCAACCAACACCGGTGTAATTCTAGTGAATGAAATCTTCCAGAATCCAACATCTCCAGATGATTACCTCATCACAGAGACAACTGGTATTTCCTCGATCCGTTTTACAGGTGCTGGAGTATCAGTAAGTTACGATACCAATGTTTCTTCTATTCCTAGAGGTGGTGTTATTGTTTCTGTTGGTGAATCAAGTTCATTTGGATATCAACCTCTTGTAGCTGCTGGTGGAACTGCAATCGTATCCATTGCTGGAACAATTGAGTCTGTGTCTATTGGAAACAGTGGTTCTGGTTATAGAGTTGGAGTTCAGACTAACATTCTGGTTAAGGCTATCAGTTCTTCTGGAATCGTAACTATCGGTCGTGCAAATGTCACTGCAGGTATTGTAACATCAGTAACTATTACAAATCCTGGTTCAGGATTTACCTCGACAAATCCACCAACTCTGGAGTTTGAAGCTCCTCTGAATTATGAAAATATGAGATTGGTTGGAAGCCCAACTGGTATTGGTGCATCGGTATCAGTTCGTGTTGGTCTTGCAAAGAGTGTGATTGGTTTTGATATTACAAATTATGGATACAATTATAAAGTTGGTGACATTCTTGAACTTGCAACTGACAATCAAGCAGGCATTCCTACAGACGCTTCTGTTGGGGCTGCATTTACATCATTCAGATTGACTGTAACCGAAACGTTTAATGATAGTTTTGCTGGTTGGACATTTGGTCAACTTGAGAAATTGAACACGTTTGAGAATCTGTTTGATGGTGAAAGAACGACATTCAATCTTACTAAGACAGTTGGTGCAAGTGAAACTCTCTTAACACTGAGGGCAGCCAAAGGTTCACCAATTCTTGTAGAAGATAATCTCTTAATATTCCTGAATGATATCCTCCAAGTTCCATTTGAAAGTTATACAATTGTTGGTGGTTCTCAAATCACATTCTCAGAACCTCCTAAGTTTGGTGATAAGGTAAGAACCTACTTCTATCGTGCTTCGGATAATGATGTTCAAACTGTTGATATTTTAGAAACTGTAAAAGTCGGTGATAAACTTACTATCAATTCATATCCCGACATTGGTCTTGGATTCAGATATCAAGAACTGCCAAGAACAGTAACTGGTATTACTACAGCTGATGTGGTAACAACAAATACTTACATTAATGTTGGTATCACGACGGACAGATCTTTACAAAGACCAGTAACCTGGAAAAAACAACTTTCAGACATCATCATTGGCAACATTAATGTAACCAAGGATAGACCAGAACTAGAAGCTGGTATCAGACCCGTTTCATATATCATCAACAATGTTTCTGCAGCTTCTACAGAAGTGTTTGTTGATACTGCAGTTCCATTCTTTAACGAAATTGATGATCTTGCAGAAGTTAATCAAAGTGTAATTATTTTCGATAGAACGGAAAAGATTGGAGTTGCTGCAACGGCTCTCGTATCAGCAGCTGGAACTATCTCTAGTATCATTATTTCTGATGGTGGATCTGGATTTACAACTGCACCAAAAGTTTCTATCGGCGTTACTGCAGGTATTGGAACCGTTTATTCTGGAATTGGTATCACTATGAATACCAACGCAACTGGTGTTGCAGTAATTTCTGGTCTTGGAACCGTTTCTTCAGTGACCATCGTAAATGCTGGTCTTGGATATACGAATACAAAGCCACCAGTTGTAATGATTGAACCAGAAGCCCAGGTCAACAGTACTTTGTCCAGTGTCAAGTATGAAGGTGACTTTGGAATTATTACTGGTATTGGTACTACTTCAGTAGTTGGTATTGCGACAACTGGTCTCACCTTTGACTTGTTCATTCCATTAGATTCTCCACTCAGGTCGTCTAATACAATGACCATCCCCATTACCGCGAGTGGTATTCAAACCAATTATTACTTTATCGTTCACGATTCGAACACTGGTAATGGTCTGACTGCATATTCAGATGCATCAGGTACATCTACGGTTGGTATTGGTACATCTTTTATTGATAATATCTACAAGGTTATGTCTGTGGAAAGTGTTTCTGGTAGTGCAATTGGTGTTGGAGTTACAACTCTGGTCAGAGTTACTGTAAGTGTCAACTCCGTTGCAAATGTCAGCACTGGAACAAGTGAGAACTTTGGTAAGTATTCCTGGGGTCGTATGTATGATTTTGTAAAGATTGATACAAGTCAGTTCAGTGTTATCAATAACGATGGAGTAACTGGTATCACAACAGGACCGGTAATCATTAGAACCAGAGACCTCAAAGAGGCCTACATTTAAACATAAATAAAACAAAAAGTCCTTCAAAATGTCAGCTATCATAACTGATCACCTTCGTATTTTGAATTCGGAAAGTTTTGTAGCGGGTATAGCTTCAACAACCAACAGTTACTATGTTTGGATTGGTTTACCCAATGCTACCGAGTTCGATTCTGATTGGAATGAAAATCCACCATCTCCTAAAGACTCATTCGATGAAGAGAATGATTATTGGGACACAATGATTGCATTGAAGAGAATCAATGCGTCTGATGCTGTTAGGGTGGTAAGAAAACTTGATTGGACATCTGGTACTACGTATGAGATGTACAGACACGATTATTCTAGAGCCAATCTTTCACCACAAACAAGTTCAACAAACTTGTATGATACCAATTTTTATGTGGTGAACTCTGACTATAGGGTTTATATTTGTCTGCAAAATGGTACTGATCCAGAAAACCCAGACGGAAGACCCTCCCTCGATGAACCTTTGTTTACAGACCTTGAACCAAGATCTGCTGGTAGTTCTGGAGATGGATACATTTGGAAATATCTTTACACAATTAAACCATCAGACCTGGTTAAGTTTGATTCTACCAGTTTTATTCCAGTTCCACAAAATTGGTCAACCAATAATGATGTAGCAGCCGTAAGAAACAATGCATCAACTAGTGGTCAACTTAAGATCGTAACCATCACTAATAGAGGTGTTGGTTATGGCACCGCAACCACTTATAATAATGTTCCGATTGAAGGTGACGGAGAAGGTGCAAGGTGTTCTGTTGTAGTAAATGCTGCTGGTAAAATCAATTCAGTTGAAGTTACCGACGGTGGTTCAGATTATACCTTCGGAACAGTCAACCTAAACAAAGTTGGACTGACTAATCCATCTGGTTCAACAGATGCCGCATTTAATGTGATTATTCCTCCACAAGGAGGTCACGGAGCAGATATTTATAGAGAACTTGGAGCAAATAGAGTTCTGATTTACTCCAGACTTGAAAATGATATCACCAACCCCGACTTCATTACTGGTAACCAATTTGCCAGAATTGGAATCGTTAAAGATCCTTATGCATATGGATCCACAAATAAACTGACATTGGCAAGGGTTAGTGCGGTTTATGGGCTTAAATTAACTGGCGCTGGATCCACTAATACAGTTTTTACTCCAGACAATTTTGTCACTCAAAAAATTGGTATTGGTTCTACTGCAGTAGGAAGAGTTATTAACTGGGATTCTACTACTGGAGTATTGAAATATTGGCAAGACAAGAGAGTTGCTGGTTTCAATACCGATGGAACTGCAGATACCAGCCCAGATTATGGATATAAACTTTTCAGATTTACTGCCGCTCCAACTACTGGTGCAGGAACCACTGTTTTTGGAGGTTCTAGTAATTTAAACATTGACACTGACTTTGGTACTTCTGTTGCTCCTGGTTTATCTACCTCGATAAATAATAGGACATATAACTTAGGAATGAGCTTCGTACAAGGTGTTGCAAATCCTGAGGTTGAAAAATATAGTGGTGAGATCATTTATGTTGACAACAGGGCATCTGTGACTCGTAGTTCGCAACAAAAAGAAGACATTAAAATCGTATTGGAATTTTAAAAAGCTATGCCACAGGAAACTAACCTTAACGTCAGCCCATATTTTGACGATTTTAATAAGGATAAGAACTATCAAAAAGTTTTGTTCAAGCCTGGCATCCCGGTTCAGGCAAGAGAACTAACAACACTTCAATCGATCTTACAAAATCAGATTGAACAGTTCGGCACCCACTTTTTCAAAGAGGGTTCAAAGGTAATTCCTGGTAACTTAACATATAATAATTCGTTTAAATGCGTTGAACTCGAACCAACGTTCTTATCAGTGCCTATTTCTCTATACATTGATAAACTTGAAGGTACTAGAGTCACTGGTCAAAGATCTGGTGTAACAGCAACCGTTATTAAGATTATTACTGCAGAAGAATCAGAAAGAGGTAATATTACACTATATCTCAACTACGAAAGATCTGGTTCGTCGGATTTTGTTCAAGAAACATTTCTTGATGGCGAAAGTTTAATTACAAGTGTAGATATTATATATGGATTGAGTGTTATTGCAACCAATCAACCATTTGCAAACACCATTGCAACTAACGCAACATCTATCGGCTCAGCAATGTCGATTGGTGATGGTGTATATTTTGTAAGGGGTAACTTTGTTCAGGTTCAGAGTGAGACTCTGATTCTTGATCAGTATAGTCAAACTCCGACTTACAGAATTGGATTCCAGGTTCTAGAAGATATTGTAACATCCAATGAAGATACTGGATTAAACGATAACGCTTCTGGTTTTACCAACTTTGCAGCTCCTGGTGCTGATAGATTTAGAATCTCTCTGAGATTGTCTAAAAAGAGTATTGCAGACTTGATTGATCAAAGCTTTGTAGAGATCGCTCGTGTTGAGTTTGGAGTTCTGATATCCTTTGTTCAAGAAACTCAATATAATCTCATTCGTGATGCTCTTGCAAAAAGAACATATGATGAGTCTGGAGATTATTATGTAAAACCATTTGAGATATTTATCAAGGAATCACTGGACAATAAAATCGGAAATAGAGGTGTATATACTGCAGAACAAACTACATCGGATGGTAATGTTCCTTCTGATGATTTGATGGCAATTCAAGTAAGCCCAGGAAAAGCTTACATCAAAGGTTATGATATCGAAAAAATTGCACCAACTTTTATTGATGCAAGAAAATCCAGAAGTACAAAAAATATCCCACAAGAGTCAGTTCCATATGTAACTGGCAATCCACTATTCGTTAATAACGTATACGGATCACCATCAATTGGTATTGGAACCACTGCAACAGTTGCTCTTGTCAGCACAAGAAGAGCTGGTCTTACCACCATTGGTACTGCTCCTGGTGGTGAAGAAATCGGTGTTGGTAGATTATATGACTTTAAAGCTCAATCAGCGAGTTATGTTAACGAAGCTACACTCTATGAGACTCGTCTGTTTGATGTTAAGTTGTTTACTAAACTCACCGTTGGTACAGCTATAACTTCTATTACCGCATCAGATCATATTGAAGGTTCAAGAAGTGGTGCTACCGGTTTTGTAAGAAGTAACGACACAAACGTCACAGAACTGACATTGACCGATGTTCTTGGTCAGTTTTTCAAAGATGAAAATATTATCATTAATGGAATTAATAATGGAAGAACCGTTACTAAAGTAAAACAGTTCAACATTGATGATGTAAAGTCTCTGTCAAGTTCTGTTGGGGTTTCTACATTTGAAGCCGACGTTGTACTTAATGATGTTGTAAGATTATCTAACTCGATTTCTGGATCTTTCCGACTGGTTAATACTGGCGGAAACACAGGAATTATCTCTGCATCTGGTTCTAATTTTATTGGTATTGTTACGACAGGAAACATTATCAGTTATAGTAGAGCTGGTCAAGATGTACTTACATACAATAAAGTTGTTGGTGTCAATACTTTAGGTACAATTGTTAATATTGTTGGCGTAACAACCGTTCCAAATATTTGTGATGGTGGTGTTCCAACTTCTGCGATAACAATCACAGATCTCCTCCGTAGAGATACTCTCTTTACCGTTACCGAAAATAGTCTGACAACTCCTCTTCTGAAGAGAAATATTGAAAGTTTAGATCCAACATCAACTACAGTACAACTCAGAAAACAATATTCTGATATTACAGTAACTAATAATTCATTTACTTCTCCTAACGCAGGTTCTAACCTTTTCTATCAACCATTTGACGAAGAGAGATACTTTATCTCCTATGATGATGGAACAATTGAACCACTGACCGCAAGTCAGATGACATTATCTGCAGATAATAAGACTGTAACCTTTGTTGGATTGTCTAAGTCAAGTGGAAAGGCAAATCTATTTGCGACTGTTCTCAAATCCAAGATTAAGAACAAACTTAAGAAATCAAATGATGCGAACACCATTATTATTTCTCGTTCTAAAGATCAATCTTCTGGTATTGGAACAAATACTTTAAATGATGGTCTGACTTATAGTAGAGTTTATGGAACCAGAGTTCAAGATAGAAAGATCTCACTGAATGTTCCAGAAGCTGTAGAACTTCTTGCAGTATTTGAGTCAAATGATTCCGGAGACGCAGATCTGCCAACTTTGACTCTTGGTGCTTTCTCTGGCCCAAGTGGAAATAACTCAGATCTTATCGTTGGAGAAAATCTTACAGGTATTGAGAGTAATGCAGTTGCTGTAGTCGTTGAAAAACCAAGTTCATCAACTACTGGTATTGTATATCTGAATGAAAATAGATTCAACGTTGGGGAAAGAGTAAGTTCTTCGAAATCAGGCGTTACTGCACTTGTTGCAGCAACAACAAATGGTGATAGGAATATCACAAATCAATACTTCATCTTTACCAATGATAAGTCAACTTATTACGACTATTCATATATTGAAAGAGATAAGAATGCACCAGAGCCTAAAACTAGACTGAAAATTATATTCAAGAACCTGTATGTGGAGTCTAGTGATGATGGTGATTTTTACAGCGCTTCAAGTTATCCATCTGATTTAGAAAGACAACTCATCCCAATTAACTCACTCTACAACACAATTACAAGTGACCTGATTGATATCAGACCCAGAGTTGGTGAATATAGTACCTCTTCAACAAAATCTCCATTTGAGTTTTCTTCCAGATCTTTTGCTTCTTCTGGTACAAGTGTTAATGATCCTTTAGTTCCCGATGAATCATTGGTTGTATCTTACAACTATTATCAGTCAAGAAGAGACAGACTGTTCTTAGATAAGGATGGCAAGTTTACTTATGTTGTAGGATCTCCATCCGATGATCCAACAGAACCACAAGTCGTTGACGATGCGATTGAAATTGCCAAGATTTATGTACCTCCTTATGTCTATAATATCAAGGATGTTGTTGTACAAAGAACGAGACATAAGAGATTCACAATGGCAGACATTGCTGGTCTCGAAAGAAGAATTGAAAATATCGAATATTATACTCAACTTTCTCTCCTCGAAACAGAAACCAGTAACTTACAGATTATTGATGCAAACGGATTAAACAGATTTAAGTCTGGATTCTTCGTCGATAACTTTAAATCGCACGATGCTCACCATATTGCACACATCGACTTCTCTGCAAGTATTGATACTAAGGATGGCATTCTGAGACCTGGGCATTATACTACTGCGATTGATCTCATTCCCGGCTCTCAAGCTTTGGTTGGTGTCGGAACAACTTCTAATGCAGATGTTGATCTCAACTTTATCAATGATATCGATGGTCAGAACATTAGAAAGACTGGAAGACTGATTACTCTGAATTATGTAGAACGTAGATACTTCGCTCAACCATTTGCTTCTAGAGTTGAAAACGTAACTCCTTTCTTGGTTACTTTCTACGCTGGCGAAATTGAACTTACACCAAACTCAGATACTTGGATTGACACTACCAGAGTCAATGCAAATACTGTAAGACAAACTGCGGCATATGATGCATCGGTTGCAATTCTTGGAGTAAACGTTCAGACTGGATTCAGTGAAGTTAACTGGGGTGCTTGGGAAACTAACTGGACATCCGAGAGAGTTGCAAATACAAGAATTGAAAGTAGTGTATCTCAAGGTGCTGCAAGAACTAACGTTACTGCTGTTGACTTCTCTAGCAACACTGTAAATGCTGGTACGCAGAACTTTAATGATCGTTCTGCTTCTGGAAGAAGTAGTGTAACCATTACTGCACAAAATAATCTCACCAACTTAGCTACCAGAACAACCACCACAACAACTAGGGATACTTTCACATTAGAAAGAACGATGCAAGACATCGAGATTTCTACTGGTCAGTCTAGAGATGGTATTCAATGGCAGATCACACCAACAGAAACTAGAGATAGTCTTGGCGATAGAATCGTAAGTAGAGACATCATTCCCTTTATGCGTTCCAGAAACGTTGAGTTTAGTGTTTCTAAATTAAAACCACTTACTCGTTTCTATGCATTCTTTGATGGTATTGATGTAACTCAATACATCACTCCTAAACTTCTGGAAATCACAATGACTTCCGGAACATTCAGTGTAGGTGAAACTGTATTTGGATACACTCCAACTGAGTTAACATCTGGTTCACCACCATCGTTTGTGTTCCGTGTTTGTGTTCCTAATCATAAGGAAGGGCCATTTAATGCTCCGACTAATAATTATGGAATCAATCCTTATGTAAACAATGCGACTATTCCAACAAACTATTCAACTTCTTCAACTCTGTTGAACGTTGATACTTTCAGTTTGGCTTCTCAAGTACAAGGTCAATTTAGAGGTCAAGTTAGAAATGGTATGTTGTTGAGAGGTCAAACAAGTAGAGCTCAGGCGACTGTTTCCAATGCAAGATTGATTAGTGATGCGATTGGAAAACTTCAAGGTTCTTTCTTGATTCCAGATCCTAATCGTTTATCCAACCCAAGATGGGAAACTGGAACGAAGACTCTCAAGTTTACAACCAGTTCTGTAAATACGTTAATTGCTGGATTGGTAAGTAGTTCTGCAGAAGTTAACTTCTATGCACAGGGCGAACTTCAGACGGTTCAGGAACAAGTTTTAAGTACAAGAGTTCCACAAATTAGTAGAATTGATCATACCGACACCAGAGTTCTGAGAGATACAACTTCTAGACAACTTGGCCCAGATAGGTTAACCGTTAATACGGATACTTTGGCTCAAGTCGTAGATGTAGATACTGCTCAAATTGCAACTCAAAGAGTTACTGGTGTTGACATTGACGTTGTTGAACAAAATATTTTCAATATTACCAACGTTACCAACGTTACCAATAACGTAACAAACGTTACAGCTCCAGCTCCGAGACGTGACCCTCTTGCACAAACGTTCACGGTTAGTGAAGCAACTGGTGTATTCTTGACAAGTGTTGATGTTTTCTTCCAGTCAAAAGATGATACGTTACCAGTTATTCTTGAAGTCAGAACAGTAGACACTGGATTACCAACATCCAAAGTTTTACCATTTAGTGTTGTTGAATTGGAACCAAACAGAGTTAATATTTCAGAAAATGCATCTGTAGCAACTAGATTCACATTTAGTTCTCCAGTTTATCTCACAGGAGAAACTGAGTATGCAGTTGTTCTTCTGAGTGATTCTACAAATTATAGAGCTTGGATTGCAAGAATGGGTGAGATTGACATCTCAACTGTTGAACTACTCGATGCTCAACAGATTGTTATTAGTCAACAACCTTATCTCGGATCTCTGTTCAAGTCACAAAATGGTGGAACTTGGGATCCAAGTCAGTATGAAGATCTGAAGATGACTCTTTATAAGGCAGTCTTTGATACAAGACCAGGAGCCGCTAGATTCTTCAATCCAGTTCTGAACGAGGGTAACAAACAGGTAATTACTCTTCCATCCAATCCAATCGAGATTCTTTCAAGAAGGGCTGTTGTTGGACTTGGAAGTACATTTGCATCTCCAGCTGGATTAGTTCCAGGTGTTACTATTACTCAATCTGGTAATCTGAATGCATCTGCAAAACTGGTTAATACTGCAGGTATTGCAAGTGTTGGTTCACAAACCTTCTCCATCACTAATGCTGGTGTTGGATACACGCCTTCAAGTGGAAGTCTGACATACTCCAGTGTTCCACTTAGAGCTCTGACAGGTTCTGGTGTTGGTATGGTTGGTAACGTTACTGTTACTAATGGTCAAATATCTGGCGTAACTGTAACAAATGGTGGAAGAAACTTTGCAGTTGGTGATACTGTAGGCGTAACTACTCTTGGTTTGGGTAATGGTAGTGGTGCAGTTCTCTCTGTTGGTATCGTAACCTCCCTCAACACTCTTATTCTTGACAACATTCAAGGTTCATTTGTAACTGGTATCGGAACGGTCACCTTTGACAATGGTTCTAACGTAGTTGTTGTTGGTAATGCTTGTACAATTAGTTCCTTTGATGTTGACTCAACTTATGATGGTCTGCATTTTAAAGTTCTTCACCGTTCACACGGAATGCACGCCTTCAATAACTTGGTAACAATTTCTGGTGTAGAATCTGACGTACCAGTCACAACTCTGACTGCAGATTTTGATGCCAATTCAACCGCAGATATTTCAATTGTTTCTTCTTCAAACTTTGATACTTTCGAAGGAGTTGGTGTTGGCACAACAAACTATGGATTCTTGAAAATTGGTAATGAAATTATTTCTTACACTGGTACAGCTTCTGGTTCAATCACTGGTATTACCACCAGAGGAATTGATGGAACTGGTTCATTCAGTTATCCAACTGGAACAGAAGTAAGAAAGTATGAGTTGGGTGGAGTTTCTTTGAGAAGAATCAATAGAACTCACGATATGTATAATCCAGCAGTAACTGTTCCAAATCCAAAGGATCTTGATTATTATCATCTCAAGATTAATATGTCTCAAAATGGAACCAACAGAAGTGGTGGTTCATTGCCAAACAGATACTTTACAAATACAAAACAAACCGGTGGCTCGGAAATTACGGCTACACAAAATATTCAATTTGAGACGCTTACGCCAAACATTCAGACTCTGACTCCTCCAGGCACTTCACTGTCGGGTAGGGTTAGAACAACTTCTGCAACCAGTGTTTCAGGAAACGAAGAATCGTTCGTTGATAATGGATTTGTCTCCATTGATCTTGGAGGTCAAAACACATTTGATACTCCCAGACTGATTGCATCTAAGGTTAATGAAGATGACAAACTCTCTGGATTACCCGGTAACAAGTCATTCACTCTCGAAACAATTATGGTGAGTGGTGATTCTGATGTTTCTCCAGTTGTTGATCTTGATCGCGTGAGTGTAATCACAACCACAAACAGACTGAATAGCCCTGTTTCCAACTTTGCAACTGATTCTAGAGTTAAACTTACTGGTAAAGATCCTTGCGCTTCCACCTATGTTTCTAGATTGGTTGTTCTGGAGAATCCAGCGACTTCACTGAGAGTTCAGTTTGCTGCTTTTAGAAGACCATCAGCAGACATTCGCGTGTTCTACAAGATTATGTCTGAGGGTTCTACTGAGAATAGTTTGAATCAAAACTTTGAACTCTTCCCTGGAAATAACAACTTTACTCAGTCTGGCTCGGTTAAAGATCCATCAGCGAAAGACGGTAAACCAGATGCAGTGACCACATCAAGTTCTGATCTTTCATTCAAAGATTATCTCTTTACAAGTGGCCCTCTGCCTAAGTTTACTAAGTTCCAAATTAAGATTGATATCATCGGAACTAATCAGTCTGAGCCACCATACATTAAAGATCTTAGAGCTATCGCACTTGCATAATGAAAGAATACATTCCAGTTGAGGGATATACGGGTCTCTATCGAGACCCAAATTCCACCGCCATTGTTAATAGAGATAGAAGTGCTTATGAAAATTACATTGCTAGAAGAGATGCACTTGAAAAGAAAAGTGAAGAGTTTGAACAAATGAAACAAGAACTAGACAATGTAAAGGGTGACATTGGAGACATCAAAGATATGTTGTCTGTCATAGTTCAGAAACTAAATAGTCAATAAAGGATAGATGAATGGCTCAACCAAGTTCAAGACAAGGCTTAATAGATTATGCCAAGAGACAACTTGGTTATCCTGTTCTGGAAATCAACGTTGCCGATGAACAACTAGAAGACCTTTTGGATGATGCAATTCAGGTCTTTCAAGAGAGACATTATGATGGAATTGCAAGAGTATATCTAAAGTATAAAATTACCCAAGCAGACATTGATAGAGGTCGTGCCGGGGGTGCCAGTTCTTCGGTTGGTATTGCAACTACTAGTGCATCTTCAACTATTGCTGGAGTAGGTGTAACCTTTTCACTGGAAGAGAATAGTAACTATATTCAAGTCCCACCATCAGTTATTGGTATCAATAATATTTTTAAGATTCGTTCTGACACTGTTTATGATGGTTTGTTTAATATCAAGTATCAACTTTTCTTGAATGATCTTTATCAATTTAGTTCTGTTGATTTGTTACAATATTCTATGGTTCAAACATATCTTGAGGATATCAGTTTCCTCTTGAACCCAGATATGAGGTATCGTTTTAATATTCGTCAAGATAGACTATACATTGATACCGATTGGGCTCAGGTTACTGTTGGAGACTACTTTGTAATGGACTGTTTCAGGATTCTGGATCCCAATGACTTTACCAGAGTCTATAATGATCCATTCTTGAAAAAATACTTCACTGCACTTTGCAAGAAACAGTGGGGTATGAACTTGATTAAGTTTCAGGGTGTTCAACTGCCAGGCGGTGTTCAATTAAATGGAAGACAGATCTATGAAGATGGTGTAAGAGAATTGCTGGAGATAGAATCCAAAATGTCATCAACATACGAAATGCCTCCACTTGATATGATAGGCTGATGTTAAATCCATTTTTCCTACAAGGGTCTCAAGGAGAACAGAACCTTGTTCAAGATCTGATTAACGAACAGTTAAGAATGTATGGTGTGGAGTGTTATTACATTCCACGAAAGATTCTTTCATCAAAAACTGTGATGAAAGAGGTCATTCAATCAGTTTTTGACCAGACATTTCCACTTGAAGCTTACGTTGCAAACTTTGATGGGCCAACTGGTCAAGGAGACATTCTGACTAAGTTTGGTATTCGAGCCACTGAGGAGTTTAACTTAATTATCTCAAAGGAAAGATTTAAAAGTTATATTTCACCATTCCTAAAATCAAATACAAAAGATTATGTTCTAACCGAAAGACCAAAAGAGGGTGATCTGATTTGGTTCCCACTCGGCGAGAAACTTTTAGAAATCAAATATGTAGAGTTTGAAAAACCATTTTATCAACTTCAGAAACTCTATGTGTATGAACTAACTTGTGAACTCTTCGAATATGAAGATGAAGTTCTCGATACTGGCATTGATGAAGTCGATGTGATAGTACAGACAGAAGGTTATATGACCAGAATTGTTATGTCTGGTATTGGAAGTACTGCAACTGCAAATACTGGTGTTGTTTATGGTGCTGTTCAGAGATTGTTTGTGCAAAATGATGGTTATGGATATCTCAGCGCTCCGACTGTTTCAATCAGCACTTCACCAGGTGTGAGTGCAACGGCAATTGGAATTATGACGGAAACATCTGGAATATCTACAGGATATTCAATCAATAGAGTTCTGTTGATTAATCCTGGTAGTGGATACCTAGGCATTCCGACTGTTTCTGTACCAGGAAGTGGTATTGTTACCGCAGGAATTACAACACTTGGATCTGTTGGTATTGTTACAATCACAAGTGGTGGTTCTGGATATACAACCACACCAACGGTTACATTCTCTGCACCACCGAGTGGTACTACTGCAGCAGGTGAAGCTATTCTTGGAGCAGGTGGAACAATTAGTGCGATTTATATTAGTAATGCAGGTAGTGGATACACTTCGGCGCCAACTATCACAATCGGTGCAGCCACAACTATTGGCGTAGGAACTTACATTTTCAATGAAAGATTACTCTTCCAATCTGGAGTTGGTGTTGGTTCTACTCAAAGTGCAAGAGTTAAAACTTGGAGTGCTGCAACTAAAACTCTGGACGTTGCTAGTATTACATCACTCGACTTTAAGGTTGGCGATAAAGTCACAGGTCAGGAATCTGGTGCTGTTTATATAATCAAATCAATTGACACAAATACGCCAACAGGATTTGCAACTGCACTCAATTTGACAGCAAATCAATATGGCGATAATGAAGACATTGAAAGAGAGGCAGATGCAATATTAGACTTTACGGAAAGGAACCCATTTGGCACTTTCTAAATACTTAAAAAACGTTTGATATGTTAGGCACTTATTTTTATCACGAAATACTCAGAAAGACAGTTATTGCTTTCGGTACGATTTTTAATGACATCCAGATTCATCATAAAGATGCAAATGGAGTTGACTTTAGTGTATTAAAAGTGCCTCTTGCTTATGGCCCAATTCAGAAGTTCTTAGCAAGAATTGAGCAACAACCATCTCTGAATAGAGAGATTGCTTTAACATTACCACGTTTGTCTTTTGAGATGACTGGTCTTCAGTATGACCCTTCAAGAAAAACAGGTATTACGCAAACTTTTGTCGCGGTTGACACAAGTTCTCGCGTTAAGAAAGTTTATATGCCAGTTCCTTATAATGTGGCATTTGAACTTAATGTTATGACAAAGTTAAATGATGATTCTTTACAAATTATCGAACAGATACTTCCTTACTTTCAACCAGCTTTCAATGTGACAATTAATCTGATTAGTTCGATTGGTGAGAAAAAGGATGTTCCAATTGTATTAGAAAGCATTACACAAAATGATCAGTATGAAGGTGGATTTGATACTAGAAGAATCCTCATACATACATTAAGATTCACTGCAAAGACTTATCTATTTGGCCCTGTCGCAAACAGCACCGATGGGCTCATCAAGAAGGTCGATGTGGATTACTACGATAGTACAAATATTCAAACCGCTAGAAGAGTTCAGAGATATACTGCAACTCCTCAGGCTTTAAAAGATTATAATAATGACAACTCCGCAGTTCTTGCAAGTTCTATAAGTACCGAGGTGACTAAACTTACTCTTAGCAGTACCACAGCTTTCACTAAGGGTGATAGAATTATTATTGATGATGAAATTATGTATATTAGATCTATTTCTGGTCAAGATATTACCGTCTATAGATCATATGATGGAACTGCGGCCGCAAAACACGAACAGAATGCATCAGTAGATATTCTGAATGCTGCAGATGATGCATTGATTGTATCTGGTGATGATTTCGGTTTTAATGAAACAGTTTCATTCTTTACTGACGGTAGGAATTATAGTTCTGGTCAAGGTGTAGACGTTTGAGGTAATTATGAAAAACTTCGATTCCATAGAAGATGCTCTTGATATTGAAACTTCCATTATCCCTATGGATGAAGAAGAAATAAAACCAATCAAGGCGATATCACAAGATGTAGACCAGATTAAAAAAGATTATGACTATACTAGGGGTAATCTTTATTCTCTAATCGAAAAGGGTCAAGAAGCCGTTAACGGTATTCTTGAACTTGCACAAGAATCTGATTCTGCACGAGCCTATGAAGTTGCGGGTCAGTTGATTAAAAATGTAGCAGATACAACAGATAAACTAATAGACCTTCAAAAGAAAATGAAAGATCTTGATGAGGAACCAAATAGAGGCCCAACTAGTGTTACCAATGCCTTGTTTGTTGGTTCTACCGCAGAGTTATCAAAACTTTTAAAGGCAAATAAGAAGAACGAAGAAACTAAATAGTTAAAAAAGAGCAATGGCTGCAATTCCATCAATTAATATCACCATTCCTCAAGGTGCAGATTTTACAGAAACTTTCGTTTCTACAGAATCTGATGGAAGTGCTTCAAACTTGACTGGATACACTGGAAAGGCACAAATCAAAAAACATCCAGACTCTACAACATCAAAATCGTTTTCTGTATCAATTACAGCTTCAACTGGAGAGGTTGCCATTGCAATGACTTCTGGATCTACTTCTGCATTAAATCCGGGAAGATACTTATATGATGTGAAGTTAACTTCTTCCTCTGGTGCCGTATCTAGATTGACTCAAGGGATGGCTTTAGTAACTGCAGGAATTACCACTTAAACAAATGACGGTAGTCCAAAAGGTACAATCAACATCTAGTGTTATTAAAAAAACACCAGCCAAATCATTATCAATATCTTCAACTCGCAGCCCATCTCAGTTAGATGAAATGGGTGATACTGACTTTGGAACATTAGATGCAACTAAAGATGGTTATATTGTTTCGTATGACAGTACTACGGATAAGTTTGTTCTAATAACGGCAGACCAATTACTCTCTGTTGCAGCCGAAGATTCTGATATTGATGATACCTTTATCACTACGTTGGAAGGTGAACTTAATTTGGGAGATGTTCAACTTACTGCTCTTGATGGAGGCACGTTCTGATGCCTACAAGATTTAGAGATATGGATAGTAATAATTTTGGTACTCTTAATGCATCAAAGAATAAGAATCTAGTAAGATATAACGCAACCTCTGGCAAATTTGAAACAATTACCATCGATACTCTGTTAAGTTTGAGTACAGATGTCCCTGCATCAATTGTTCAGGTTATTGAAGAGAAAGTCGATCCAAATAAATTAACACTTGAACGTATAGACGGGGGAGCCTTTTAAATTATAAATAATATAAAAATAGTGATTGAGTAAATGGCGTCTCCGGTAATTCAGTTTAAGAGAGGTCTTCTTGCAAATCTTCCTGGATTACAGGTAGGTGAACC